CGGGCCAAGATCCGCACCGTCCTCCCGCCTCGTGATGGGCAGTCGAAGCCCTCGAGCAACGGCAAGGCTGCCTCGAAGGGCAAGAAGAAGAAGAAGGACGGCGACACCCCGTTCTGATCGAGGTGTTCCTAGGAAGGGGCCTCCGGCAACTAATGTCGGTGGCCCCTTCCGGCTGTGTGGGCCACCCCAGCCCACAACCCCACCGCATCCGTGTTCTATCGGCCTTAGAAAGGCGGAAACCCCTATGGCTCGGCCCCTGGCTAGGTACCGATCTACGAAGACGCACAACCGCCTTCAGTCTGCGGGGCGAGGTGATGCGCGGGAGGGTAGAACGACCGCTCTTCAACTTCTTGTCATTTCCGTCTCCCTCGGCCCCCAGGGAGCTATACCCCCACGGAGTTGCAAAACACCGAGGACCTTGCGTATACGCGTGGGGCCTCTGCGTTTTTCCCGCAGGATCGGCGACGCGGTAGGCGGAGGAGACGGAAATGACAGGAAGTCATTTTAGGGCGTTCGTTGTCGAGGGCAAAGATCGATATAGGCCCTCAACTTTGATGAAGATCGTTTGACTGCAGAGAACAGGTGGTTGCCGGTACAGTGGGCAGCACACCGCAGTATCCGTACTACGTACTACTACTACCTCTTCTCAAAGAGAGAGAGATAGTAGTAGTAAGTAGGTTAGTTAGGAGCTTGGCATGACTAGTACCCTCGAGGATTCTGACGCTGATTTGCAGCGTCGGAGGGAGCTCAAGGCGGCTCGTGTGAAGCGCGAACGGGCCAACCGCATCGGCACCAACCTCAAGCCGCACATCAAGGAGATCGTGGAGGGCGAAGCTGCCGCCATGCACATCTCCTCTCGCACCTTCCTTCGGATCCTTGTGTGCGAGGCACTGGAGGCCCGAGGCCACAATCTCGTTCATGCGCTGAAGGAGTGGAAGGAGCGCAACCCCAACGAGACCGAAGACGACGACGAGTGAGCGCTGGGAAGCGGAAGCACGCTTCATCACCAGAGCGCAAAGAGATCAACAAACATCTCTGGCACATGCACGATCAGTTCGTGGGTTCCGGCAGCACCTTGAACCGCATTGTCGAACATGAGGCATTGCATGCCTCTGGCAACGATCAGGGTTACGCTGGCAAGCCGCTCCACCGGCACGAACCGGGCACCGAGGAGCGCATGGGCGGGGTTGTTCTACATGAGGGCGAGGGCACATGAACGCAGTTCCGAAGTCCAGTGGGTGGCAAGAGAAGTTCGCCATGTTCCTGACTGGGGAAGTGAACGACAACGGCGAACAGCGGGGGTTCTGCCCTGTCCACGAGGACCCGGAACAGAGCAAGACTCCCAGCGCTAGTTACAACTTCAGCAAGGGTCAGTTCTACTGCTTCGGTGGTTGCGGTGGCATGAGCTTCAGCCGCCTATTCAACGTCTGCCGTGAGGAGTGGCCAGAGGCGTTCCCTCGAAAGGGCGGTAGCTCCTCCCCTCCCCAGTCGTCTTCCCGCAGGGTGCGGTCCATTGACGATGCCCCGTCTAAGAGAGGCGAGGGCGGTGTGCCCCTGCCAGATGATGAGGAAGTCCGTCGGTGGGTCGAGGCTCTCCAGAAGAGCCCCACGATGCTCGGTGTCATGATGAGCAAGCGAGGGTTGTCTGAGGCAACGATCGAGAAGTTCGAGATCGGCTGGCACAAGGACCGCTTCACCATCCCGGTGCGCGACGCGGACGGCGTTCTTCAGAATGTGCGGCGGTACAAGCACAACGCAACGAAGTCCGCCGACAAGATGCTCAACCTGCAAGGGCATGGCGAGGCCCGTCTGTTCCTGCCGTGGATGCTGAGCGAGCCGGAGATCATCATTACCGAAGGCGAGCTTGACGCCATCATCGGTCAGCATCACGGCCTCCCCACCATGAGCCACACAGCCGGGGCGAGTGTGTGGAAGACGCAGTGGAACCCTCTCTTCCAGGATAAGGAGGTGTTCATCTGCTACGACGTAGATGACGCGGGCACGAACGGTGCCTTGAAGGTTGCCGCTGGCATCAGTCGCTATGCCAAGGCGGTCTACATCATCAAGCTTCCCCTTACGGTAAAGGGGTCTGACCTCACCAACTACTTCGTCGATCAGGGCTACACCGCCTCTGACTTCCACGCCTTGATGGATGAGACGAGGAAGACGCCATACGGCAAGAAGGCGGCGAAAGACCGGCTCTCGATGGAGCCGAAGAAGGTCACGCTGGAGCACAGCCTCTCCTCGGACCACAAGGGAGAGCCGCTCGAGATCACTGTGACAGTTGCCGGTAAGGTACAGCCGCCGTATCTGCTTCCTCGCAAGGTTCGCTACATGTGCGACCAGAGTCTCTCGCAAGCCCAGTGCAGCAAGTGCCCGATGAGCAGTCTGGGCGGCGACATGACCGAGCGCATCAGCAAGGACGATCCGTTCCTTCTGGAGCTAATCGACGTGTCCAAGACCAACGCTGATGCTGCCCTCAAGAGGCGAGCCAACATCACCACCCGATGCACGGTTGTCGACATTGAGGCCGAGACCGAGTGGAACGTTGAAGAGCTCGTTGTGCTGCCGTCGGTGGACAATCGCGACGAGCAGACCCAGACGCCCATCACTCGCAAGGTCTACAACGTCGGCGAGTATGCCACTCCTGTCAACACCACCAGTAGGCTCGTCGGCTTCAACACGGCGGAGCCTAAGAACAGCCGGGCGGTGTTCCAGAGTTGGGAGTGCGAGCAGACCAAGACCAACATCGACATCTTCCAGTTGACGCCCGAGCTTCGTCAACAATTGAAGGTGTTCCAGCCTAGCAAGGGTCAGCCGGTGCTCAAGAAGATGGGCGACATCGCCCGCGACCTAGAGGCCAACGTCACCAAGATCTACGGGCGGGTGCCACTGCATGTCGCGTACGACGTGGTTTGGCACAGCGTCATGGACTTCAAGTTCAAGGACGTTGTCCTGGGCAAGGGATGGCTCGAGCTTCTGGTGCTCGGTGACACCAGAACCGGCAAGAGTGAGGCTGCCCTCCGGCTCAGTGATCACTACAACGCAGGGGTTCTGAAGTCGTGTGAAGGGGCAACCTTCGCGGGTCTGGTGGGCGGTGCCGAGCAGGCTGGTTCGAAGTCCTGGATGGTGCGCTGGGGAACCATTCCCCTCAACGACAGGCGGCTCGTGGTGCTCGACGAAGTGTCGGGTATTGCGGACAAGAACATCATGGAGCAGATGTCCGCCGTTCGGTCGTCAGGTCGTGCACAGATCACCAAGATCGTCAGCCAGGAAACCAGCGCACGAACGCGCCTCATCTGGATCGGCAACCCTGTCGACGGCACCACCCTCCGGCACATGAACGGGGCCATCGAGGGCATTCAGAAGCTGGTGAAGAACCCCGAGGACATCGCCCGGTTTGACATGGCGATGGCGGTGGCCAGCGATGAGGTAGAGAGCAGCATCATCAACAGCACCACCCCGCCTCAGGTGCCTCATGTCTACACGAGCGAACTGTGCAGTGCGTTGGTCTCCTGGGCCTGGAGTCGCAAGGCAGATCAGATCGTGTGGAAGGACGGCACCGAAGACTACGTCCTGCAGGTGGCCGAGGAGATGGGCGGGCGGTACGTACCGGAGCCACCGCTGATCCAGATTGAGAACGCCCGAGTGAAGCTGGCGCGTATTGCGGTGGCTATCGCTGCCCGCGTCTTCAGTTGCGACAAGACGGGCGAGCTCGTTGTCGTAGGCAACGAACACGTTGACGCGGCGGTGCAGTTGCTCGACACGCTCTACGGTGCCGAGCGGTTCGGCTACCAGAGACACAGCACCCGCGTCATTCGGGCTGCCAAGCAAGCCGAGCAGAACAAGCGGCAGGCTCGCCTCTACTTGATGGGCGAAGAGAACATCCTCTACACCCTGCTCCAGTCTCGCGGAGACCTGTTCAAGCCAAGGGACTTCGAGGAATCTGGCAGCATGCACAAGGAGCAAGCGCAAGAAGCAGTGCGGCAACTCGGTCAGCTCAAAATGATTCGCCGTAGGAGCAAGGGCTACCTCAGCATGGAGCCTGCTCTCGTTGACATTCTGACTGAGTTGGAGGACAGATTCGAAGAGTAGCAACCCCAACAGGTACTAGGCTTTCACCAAGGAGGGCACCACATGAAGAAGTTGATCAAGGCCATCTACGAGTTGGTCGATCAGTTGCATGATCTCGGCGTCAAACTGGACGGCATCAGCCAGGAGATTGCCGAGGGCAACCGTCAGGCACAGGAGCGCTGGAACAAGAGCGAGGCCCGATGAACGTTCTGATTCTGGGCTGTGGCCCAGCGGGTCTCATGGCCGCGCATGCGGCGGCGATGTGGGGTCACGACATCAAGATCGTCAGCAAGAAGCGCAAGAGCGAGATGTTCGGTGCGCAGTATCTGCACCAGATGATCCCCGGGATCGACTGCGGCAAAGGGCAACTGATCGACTACGTGCTTCAGGGCACCGTCGACGGGTACCGCCGCAAGGTCTACGGGCCGAGCTACACCGGTAGCGTCAGCGTCGAAGATCTCACCGAGCGGCACATGGCGTGGAACATCCGACGGACGTACGACGAGCTCTGGGACATGTACGGCGGCTACGTGATCGACATGCTTGTCGAGGGCAACGATCTTCAGATCGGCGGCAAGCTGGCGGAGATCGGGGCCGATCTCGTGATCTCCAGTGTGCCCGCCCCGTTGCTGTGCATCCGCCCGGAGGAGCACGGCTTCGCTGCCGAGGAGGTCTGGGCCATCGGCGATGCGCCGGAACGCGGCCAGTTCGACCCGGTGCACGCCGCTCCCGCCAATTCGGTTGTGTGCAACGGAGAACCCGATGTGGGTTGGTACCGCAGCGCCAACGTGTTCGGCCGTTCTACGACCGAGTGGCCGCTGAAGCGTCGGCCTCCGTTTGAAGGGGTGGCTCAGGTGGTGAAGCCCCTGAAGACGACGTGCGACTGCTTCCCCGCAGTGATGCGCGTCGGTCGATACGGCAAGTGGGAGAAGGGTGTTCTGGCCCATACGGCGTTCTTCGACGTCGAGGAGAAGTTCTCGGCGATCGGCTTCCAAGAGGCCCTGTTCTGATGTGGCGGCAGCAGCCTCCGATCGTCGCCCTGGACGTCGACGGCACCATCGGTGTCTACCATCATCACTTCCATCAGTTCGCGGAGCAGTGGACGGGCAAGAAGCTCCGCAGCGGCTACGACGGCAGCATGCCGTTCTACAAGTGGCTCGGGTTGTCTAAGGCAACTTATCGAGAGTGCAAGTTCGCCTACCGACGCGGCGGACTGAAGCGTTCGATGCCGCACTACACCGGGAGCCGGGAGTTCTCGGTAGCGGTTCGGAAGGCGGGGGCGAGGATCATCATCTGCACCACTCGGCCGTTCCGCTCGCTGGACAACATCGAACCAGACACCGTCCACAACCTGAAGCGTCACGGTGTCCAGTTCGACTACATCATCAGCGGAGAGCGCAAGTATCACGACCTGCTCAAGATCCCTGGCGTACGTAGGGATCAGGTCGTGATGGTGCTTGAGGACCAGGATGACATGCTCGCCCAGGCCCTCCGACTCCGCCTCCCCGCAGTACGGATCCGCCATGCACACAACGACGTTTGCGACGTCAAAGTGGACGCCGAAGTTGGTAGTCTCGTGATGGCGCAAGAGGTAGCGTTGGCTCGTATTCAGCTTTACAACGAAGGGAACTGGGCGACCGCATGATCGACTACGAGTTCGTTGAGAGCACCGGCAAGACGCCGGTGTTGGTGCTCAAGATGCCGAACGGTATGGAGGGCACCGAAGCGGCAGCCACGTTGATCTCACTGGCCAGTGTGTTCAACGAGGCCCTGACGGTTGCCCACCACAAGAACGCGATGTACGGCAGCGCATGGCGGCGGCAGGGTTGGATGGGTAACCTCGCTCGCGTTATGAGCAAGGGCGAACGGCTCAAGAACCTGCTGTGGCGTGACCACGAGAAGTCGGGCGCGGAAGAGGCAGCCACTGACACCGCTCTCGACATGGTCAACATCATGGGCTTCTTCATGATCAACCGATCCGAGTCAAACAAGTGGGGTACCCGATGAAACAACTGCGTTCGAAGGAAGTGTGCCCGACGCACGACAGGTGCTCCGTGTGCCGCGAGGTACTCGGGCGGCTGCCAGGTGTCGCCATGCAGACCATCTTCGGGGTCCGGCTGTATCACGTTCACTGCGCACCGCCAGCCCTGCGTAAGGCTTACCACGAAAGGGATCTGAGCCAAGATGTCCGGTGACTACACCTGGGATCAGATGCCCGAAGAGCTTGCCCTTCAGTTGTTCGACTTCGCCCAGCGGAGCATCGAGGGCGGGTACGACAACAGTGCTCCGGCTGACGACCTCCTGGAGTGGCTGCAGAACGAGATGAAGAACTGCGCAGCTACGAAGCTTCAGTGGCCCCGGCTCTCGAGCTTCTGCCCCGACCTGCCCGTCCCGGGGTCGGAGTTCTGCCCCGCCCATCTTCCGAAGGAGGAAGTCGATGGCTGACGTTAGTGGCCTCAAGCAAGCAATCTCGGAGATGGGCTACCTGCCGACGTGCACTGTGCGGGACCGCCGTAGCACGATGAACGACGATGGGTTCTGGGCGGACGTGTTCGGGATGCCCGAGCCGTTGACCGAGGCCCAGGAGCTCGACGAGTGCTTCGGCATCGAAGCCCCGAACCCCTGCCCCGAGTGCGGTTCGATCGTTGCTTGCGGCTACGACTCCGAGGGTCGACCGATGATCCACGTCATCGAGGAGACCGATGAGTAGGTTCCACTCACTGCACCATCACACGACGTACTCGTACATGGATGGCTACGGCACCGTCGAGGACCACGTAGCGGCGGCGGCAGATCTCGGGATGCCCAGCCTCGCGTTCACCGAGCACGGCAACGTGTCCTCGCATGTCAAGGGAGAGCGAGAAGCCCTTGCCGCAGGCATCAAACCGATCTTCGGCTGCGAGCTCTACACCGGACCCGTCGGCGAGGACGCCAGCCGGTACAAGTGGCACCTGACGGTGCTCGCGATGAATCAGGTCGGGCTGAGTAACCTGTATGCCCTTGTTTCGAAGGGCTGGAAGGACGGGTTCTACTACGAGCCAACCGTCTCGGGTGACATGCTCGTCGAGCACAGCGAGGGCCTCATCGTGCTGTCGGGGTGCAGCGGCTCCAAGATGGCCTGCGACTTGGTGGGCGGCAAAGGGGTTGAGCCGCACGACGTGGACTACGGGGCAGCCCTGGACACCGCCCTCAAGTTCCGAGACCTGTTCGGCGATCGCTTCTACCTTGAGGCACAGGCGTTCCCCGAGCTAGAGCGCACTCGCAACATCAACCAAGCGTGGGAGCGCATGGCTGACCAGACGGGCATCCCGCTCGTCGTAACTGGCGATGTGCACTACCCGCGTCCGGGCGACAACGACATGCAGGTGATCCTTCACGCGGTCGACCGAGGCGGCAAGAACAACACCGTCGAGAAGCAGCAGCAGGGGTGGGGCTACGACATCCAGCTGACCGCCTTCAAGGACAAGATCATTCACAAGAAGCTCGTTGCCTCCGGCATCAGTTCGCGGAGGGCCGAGGCGGCGGTCCTGATGACGGAGGAGATCGCCAACCGCATCGACGTCAAGATCCCGAAGTTCAAGGAGCTTGAATTCCCCATCCCCACCAAGACTCCGAAGCAGGAGTTCTTCCGGCAGTTGGTGCGCGAGGGGTGGAAGTTCCGAGGCTTCGACAAGCTCCCGAAGAAGGAGCGCAAGCGGTACAGCGAGCGCATGAAGTACGAGCTCGGCCTCATTGAGCTGAAGGGGTTCGAGGACTACTTCATGGTCATCAGCGACCTCATCGTTCATGCCAAGAACAAGGGCATCGCGGTCGGCCCGGCTCGCGGTTCGGCGGCGGCTTCGCTGGTGTGCTACTGCCTCCGCATCACCGAGGTCAATCCGATGTTCTTTCCGAACCTGATCTTCGAACGGTTCATCGACATCAACCGCCACGACCTGCCTGACATCGACATCGACTTCGATGACCAGCGGCGGCCGGAGATCCGCCAGTATCTCGTGGATTCCTACGGCGAAGAACGCGTCGGCAACATCGGCACCTTCACCAAGTACAAGGGCAAGAACAGCCTCGACGACGTAGCCCGCGTGAACAAGGTCCCGGCATGGGCCACCAGTGCCATCAAGGACAAGCTGATCGAACGGTCCTCTGGTGACCTGCGTGGTAACCAGACCATCGAGGACACCATCGAGATGTTCCCCGATGTCAAGAAGGTGTTCGAGCAGTACCCCGTTCTATTCCAGGCGCAACGGCTGGAGGGCAACCTGCGGGGAGCGAGTGTGCATGCGGCTGGGTTGGTGGTGGCCAACGAGCCGCTCACGAAGAGCGTCGCGGTCTACAGCCGCATCGATAACAAGACCGGTGCCGAGAGCAACGTTCTTTCTATCGACAAGCACGACGCGGAGTACATCAACGCTCTGAAGATCGACGTACTGGGCCTGACGACGATGGGTGTCATCAGCAACTGTCTCGACATGATCGGCATGTCGCTGCAGGAGCTCTACGACGTGCCGCTCGACGTACCCGAAGTGTTCGAAGGCTTTAAGCGCAACGAGGTTATCGGCATCTTCCAGTTCGACGGGCGGGCGATGCGTTCGGTGAACCGCGAGGTCAAGCCGGACAACTTCGCGGAGGTCTGTGACATCAACGCACTGGCCCGCCCCGGACCCCTTCACTCCGGTGCCGCAGCCGAGTACATCATGGTCAAGCACGGCAAGAAGAAGGCCGAGATCCTCCACCCCGTCGTCGCGGAGATCACCGCCCACACGAACCAGCAGATCGTCTATCAGGAGCAGATCCTTCAGGTGGTGCGGCGGCTCGGTAACTTCTCGTGGGAAGAGGCCGCCCTTATCCGCAAGCTGATCTCGAAGAAGCAGGGCGAGCAGGCGTTCAACCGCATGATGAGCAAGTTCGTTGAAGGGGCCATGAGCAACGGTCTCAACGAGACGAACGCGGTGAAGGTGTGGAAGCAACTCGTCACAGCGGGAGCGTATGCGTTCAACGCTGCCCACTGCGTGAGCTACGGGATGCTCGCGTACTGGACCATGTGGCTCAAGCAGAACTACCCGCTCGAGTTCTACTGCGCATCCCTGCAGAAGTACGACCCGAAGACGAAGGGCTTCGATCTGCTCAAGGAGGCCATCGACAAGGGCATTGAGATCCTGCCGCCGCACCCGAGGAAGTCCGGCCTGACGTGGTCGTACAGCAAGAAGAAGAACAGCCTCCGAGCGGGCCTCCTTCAGGTGAACGGCATCGGCGAGAAGACGGCCGAGGCGATGGTTGCCTACCGCAACGCGAACGACGTTCAAGACTGGGATGACTACACAGCGGTCAAGGGCATCGGCCCAGCCACGATGGAGAAGGTTCGCACCTTCTGCTCCGACCCCGACCCCTTCGGTGTGTACCGGCTGGGGCAGACGCTCAAGAAGGTGCGGCGGTATCTGTGGGAGATGGGCGAGATCGACAACATCCCCTTCCCACGAAGCAAGAGCGACGACGTACCGTACGAGCCGATCCAGGGCGAGCACATCTGGCTCGGGGTGGTGCGGGACCGCAACCTGAAGGACATCTACGAGCTACACCGCTCGCGTACTGGTGACGAGCTTGACCCGGACAAGGTGCGGGAGCCGCAGTACGTCAACTACGCGGTGATCGTAGGCGAAGACGACACTGGCCCGCTGACGATCACGGTACACCGGTACGGCGGTCTCTACGAGCGGTACAAGGACGCCATCTGGGGCATCGACCCGAAGCGCGACGTGATCGTTGTCCGAGGCTACAAACGGAAGGAGTACCGCAGGGCTATCTACGCGAAGGAACTGTTCGTCATCAACCCAGACAAGCTCCCCGAGATCCACTGAAAGGCACCAATGAGCACCGACAAGATCATCATGGACCTGGCCAACCGCAAGCGGGCGGCACAGGCAGCCCTCGACACCATCTTCAAGGACACCGAGCACCCGTTCGTCATCGACGAGGTCGCGTTGCTGTTCACCGGCAACATGTGGCCCTTCATCGAGGAGGCTGTCAAGCTGGACGGGGTCAACCTCTTCAACGTTGCCGACGACAACGTCAACACGTACCCGATCCGGCGCAACTACGACGTTCGGTACTACTTCCTCTCGACGCCGTTCGGCTTCCGCATGGAGTGCATGCGCCTGACGGGCGGGGTCAGCCCGCTGCACAACGGCTTCGTCGGTCTCAACGGCGAGATCGCCGGGGAGCCGCCTGTCGTGCACTACTCGTTCAAGTGCGCCGATCCGCACGAGTACGAGTACGCCACGAAGACGATGGCGGGCAACGAGTGGGGCTTGGCCCAGTCGTGCGAGTCTACGTACGGGCGGTTCTCGTACTGGCTGACCAATGAGACGACGGACATGGAACTAGAGAAGGCGGGGTGGCCCTGGCTCTCGACGGGGTACGAGGCGTATCTCAAGCCTCGTGTCAACCTTCGCGACAGCGTTCCGGCGGCTGCTCTGGACTACCTGGAGTCGAAGGCATGACCGTCCTGGTGGTTGGCTCCCGCCCCGGCTCCCTCGGCACCGCAGTCCGGGATCTCCTTCAGAACAGGGGTCTTCGCGTCGTCACCGCTGGGGTGTCCGGCGAGATGTTCCACATGGACATCACCGACCCCGTTCGCATCGCGGAGACGATCAACGCAGTGCGGCCGAGTCAGGTCGTGTGCACCGCTGGCATCAACGAGAGCTACTCTCTGCGGGCGGAGGGCTTGACGGGCGGGATGGAGAAGCACTTGGCGGTCAACGCGACGGGCATCATTTCTCTCCTCCAAGAGTGGGTACACATGCTGGAGAGCACCGAAGTCGGCACGATGATGCGGCTCAAGCAGTTCGTTGCCATTAGCTCCAACTCGGCCCACATCGCCCGTAGGCAGTCGATCGCGTACTGTGCCAGCAAGGCAGCCCTCAGCATGGCGTTGCGCTGTGCCGCCCGAGAAATCGCGGGCGAGGGCATGCTGGTGTACGGCTACGAACCCGGTCTCTTGGCTGGCACACCGATGACGGCGGGCAGTGCTGACGCCTTCCCCGGTGCGCTGCACCGCATGCCAGGGGTGAAGCCAGAGGGCCTCTCGACAATGGACTTCGCAAGCACTATCGTTGCGAATCTGATTCACCCTAACCTGGCTCTGCACGGCACGATGCTACGGCTTGACGCTGGCGAGCAGTAGCTGAAGCTGGATGATGAGAAGTGCTGGCGGGTAGCCCGTCTACCCGCTAGCGTTACCCCGCTACGCAACAGGAGGGCACAAGTGAAAAGCACTTTCACGGGGATCTCGAGCAACATGGTTGCCGAGAGTTTGGTTGGCCGCAAGGTCATTCGCGCCAATCAGGTTGACGACGTCGCGGAGCCGCCACAGGGCAAGGTCGTGTCGGTCAACCAAGATCGCTTCCACGTATGGGTTCTCTGGCCCTTCGGCAAGGGCGACCCTCATCGACACCCCTTTCGCGAGTTGATGCTCGTGAAGGAGGACATGGGTCTCACCAAGACGATGAAGTGGTCCGGCAAGACGCTCGGTGCTCTCGAGAAGTTCGTGGAGCAGGTGCGCGTCGAGGGCGGAGACGAAGATACGGTGCTCAACCCTGGCAAGCCGGAGCACGTCGGCATCGTGGTTGAGTTGCCGCTGGCAACGAAGCCGCCGACGAAGCAGCCGGGGACCATCGAGAACCCCTTTCCGAACCCCGCCGATTTCGTGACGATCAAGAAGGCGGACTGATGCGGAAGATCTACATCGCGGGGCCGATGGCTGGGCATCTCGACAAGAACAAGGCGTCCTTCCAGTTCGCCCAGGACATGCTCGAGAACCTGCACGGCGTACCGAGCACCAGCATCGCCAACCCCATCAGCATCGCCCCGTACGACCACGAGGATCCGGTGTGTCCACAGGGCCAGCGGAAGGTCGACGAGTTCGACAAGCACTCCGCCGGTTGCTACCTGCGCACGGACCTCTTCGAGATGCTTCAGTGTCAGGCAGCGGTGTTCCTCCCCGGCTGGGAGAACAGCGTCGGCGCACGGCTGGAGATGCAGGTGGCAACGGCGTGCGGGATCAAGATCGTCTTCATGGACATGCAGACGGGCGAGGTCTACGACACCCTGGCCCGCACTCTCAAGCTTGATTGGTGGGAGGTGATCTGATGTACTTCTTCAACTGGGCCAAGCTCGTCCTCGCCGAGATGTCCTGCCTCGTCTGCTGGTAGATCCATCTCGTTGTGACGGGCAACAAACTCTGAAGTTTGCGGTAGCGTTTCACTTGTCGGGCCGGTGTAGGGGTGGGCGGACCCCCAGGACGAACAACAAACCGGGAGCGGGAGGGAACCCCGCACTTCACAAATAGAGAAAGGGTGGGGCAATGAGGGCACTTGGATACGGAGCCGTTCTGGTGGTCATGATCGTGGTCATGTACGCCGCGCAACCCTTGCTCTGAGCAACCAACCAACCAACAGAAAGACAAGGCACATGAACATCAAGAACATCGGTACCCGCGTCTGGGCTACCCGCGTCGGCAAGGTCGCGGTCCTGGGTGCGGCGGCCATCGCGCTGACCACTGGTGGGGCGGTCGCGGCTACCGCGCTCCCGACCAACAGCGTCGGCCCGGACCAGATCCAGACGGGCGGCGTGTGGGGCGGAGACGTGCACCGCAACACCCTCGGGGAGGACAAGCTCGGATGGGCTGTCCGCGAGAAGCTCAACAAGGTCGGCGAGACGGGTCCGGCTGGGCCTGCTGGCCCGCAGGGTCCGAAGGGCGACACCGGAGCTACTGGTGCCCAGGGCGAGAAGGGTGCCGACGGCAAGGACGGGGCGGTCGGTCCGGCTGGACCGAAGGGCGAGAAGGGCGACCCCGGAGACCCGGCGACCGACGTGTACGGCAAGCTCCAGTTCGAGGTCGAGGTGCCCCAGGCAACGATCACCAACATCGGCGGTCGGTTCGCGGATCGGGCGACCAAGCTCTACACCTTCAAGGTCCCGGCCGACGGTAGCTGGTGCATCCAGACCACCGCGAAGTTCACCCGTACCGAGACGGCGGAAGCCGGGGCGGCTCTCGTTCGCCCGATGCTGGCCCTCCGCGTGCCTTCCCTTGAGAACAAGGACGCTGGCACGATCATGGGCAACGACATCAGCCCGGCTCTCAACAACGACCTGACGAGCCAGGTGATGGAAAACCTCGTGCTCAGTGCGGGCACGGAGGTCGACGTCTACGGCTTCGGGTACGCCGATGACCGTGGTTCGGCTGGCTCCGGCCAGATCGTCGCCGGGGCGAGCATCAACGGCTTCCTCTGCTAAGCCACCCCTCCGACTATCTACCCTGCTAGGTAGTCCTGTCTGGCTCGGGGCATTACCCCCACCCCTCACCCCGAGCCAGGCGGGATCCCCTAACAAGAGAAGAGAGAGGGCACAGTGGCTCAGGGCAACGAACTTCAGAAGTGGGCAGACCCCGCAATGTTCCGCGCGGAGGAGATGCCGTTCAACGTCAACGAGCAAGGGCCTCAGGCTCACCTGATCGGTATGACCGCCGATCCACTTGGCCACATCGCGGCAGCCTGCATGATGTACGAAGGCAAGGTCGTTCGCAGCCTGTCCGACGTCACCCACGAACAGCGCAAGCACTACTTCGAGCAGGTGAAGAACACCAAGCTCAAGGCCCCGTTCGAATTCGTGAAGCTGCACTTCATGTTCGACGGCGTCACCCGCTCCTTCACGCATCAGATGGTCCGCCAGAGAACGGCGGTGTATGCGCAGGAGTCCCTGCGGTTCGCGGTGAAGGACGGCATCGATGAAGAGGTCGCGCTCCCGCCCTCCCTGGCCGCCCTTCCGCAGGACGACCCTCGGGTGCGGGTGTGGAAGCGAGCGGTGAACGCTGTTGACGACAGCTACCACGCTCTCGTAGAGTCGGGTGTGCCAGCCGAAGATGCGCGGGGGCTGCTGCCGCACAACATCACGACTCGTCTGCACTACAGCACCGATCTGAGGGCACTACAGGACCACGCTGGGAACCGGCTGTGCACGCAGGCTCAGTTCGAATGGCGGGCGGTCTGGACCCGTATCGTTGAGGCGATCCGCAACTATCGCCCGCACGCCGCGATGATCAAGTCGGCGGTGAACATGGGCGAACGCTTCCGGGACGAGCTCGCCTTCATGGACGCCTCGGATGCGTGGCAGTACGAAGCCCTCGCCGACCTGTTCCGCCCGGTGTGCTACCTCACCGGCAAGTGCGAGTTCATGGCCAACTTCGACCGCTCGTGCAGCATCCGCGACCGCGTCGAGGCCAACCACCACATCGGCCGCCCGTCGTCGGAATGGGGCGAGGAGTACGACACCGTCGCGCCGGAGAAGGTGGTCGTCGGCGTCGGTCCGAAGTCCGTTGTCCTGGACAACGATCGACCGGTGTTCATCGGCGCGATCAAGCCTGCCGAGTGGCTGCTCGACCCCGGAGCCGCCCGATGATGCGGCGACTACTGCACATGAGGGGCGGGCATGGCACCCTCGGTCTGACGCTGACGGAGCTTGAGCAGATGCTTGCCCATGCCAAGGAGCTCGAGTACGACTTCGACAAGACCCGCGTCTGCACGAGCATCCAGCGAGACAAGGGCTTGATCGACGTGTACTTCGTGGAGGGCAACGAATGAAGGTCAAGCGCAAGACGCTGATGAACTGGGCGGTCGGCACCCTCCAGGAATGGTTCGAGGGTTGGACCGATGCGTCGCTTGACACCGGCTTCATGCAGTACAAGATCGTTCACGAGGAGTACACCAAGCGGGGTCTCATCTTCCGCTTGCAAGGTGGCCCTGGAGAACCGGACCCGGAAGGGGTCTACGAGATCACCGTCAAGGTGAGAAAGCTGGGGAAATGAACAAGGCACATGTCGACGACGAACGGGACCTGCGGGTGCCCGGTGATGTGGGGGCGGCGATCCGGCTTGGCCTCGCCGAGATCGTGCAGCGGTTGGCTGCCTCCACCCCGTTGTCTACGATGCAGGCGGCGGGGCACGTCCAGTACGAGCTCAACGTTCTGAAGGAGAAGTGGTCGGCGGCGGCGAAGGTGGTGGACGGTCGTGGTTCCGAATGACGGATTCCCAAGATACGCTCCGCAACCTCTCGCAGACGGAGTTCTTCACGCGGTACCTTCAGCTGAAGGAGAGCGACTGGCAGGCGATGCCTCGCATGGAGATCGAAGCGTGGCGGACGGAAGTGAACCGACGCGGTCTCGGCCAGAGCCTGATGGATCAGATCGGGGAGGTGACCCTGCCGTCGAGTCGTTGGCTGGAGCAACGGTCCCGCCCAGGGGAACCGTGCGAGGCATCGACGGCGAATGGCGGTCTCTCGATCACGCCGGAAGCTGTGCAGGCTGCGGAGCAACTCAGTCGGCTCGCCCTGCGATCTACCGAGGAGAGCTCTGGTGCTCCGACCGATGCCGGAAGTGGCTACGAGATCGTGGCGTATCGTCGGCTGCCGTTGCGGGCGAAGCGTGATGCCTTCATCGCGGAGGGCTTCCTGTACGTGCGCAACGACATCCTCAAGGAGTGGGTGAGCCACTTCATCCTCGGCAAGTGTTGCCACTCGCAACGAAGCGGTTTTTCGTATCACTCAACGGGGTGTTGGATCGATGGCAATCGTTAAGGTCGTTATCGCGGACTCTTCGCTTCCGCATCAGATCGTGCTGGGCAGCAAGAAGGACGGCAGCATCACGATGTCGTGCAACTGCATGCCGCAGGTTGCGGGCTGGCCGGAGCCGATGGAGACGTTCGAGTCGGGGTCGGTGGACGGACACCAACTCATGCATGCATGGGTGATGTCCCCGCTACATCGAGGGCTGTTTACGGCGGAGCACGTAGCCGCCGCACGGCGGGGTGTGCACTTCCGCCTTACCTAGCCCGGATCGTCGGTAGATCGGCGTAGAACGCACGAATAGGGGTGGGGTCGGTGTAGGGGCCGACCCCACTCTTCTCAGCAAGGAGGGCACATATGGAGGTACCCCAGGGAAGGCTCGTGGTGTGCGCCTTCGACCCCGGCATTCGCACCGGCTGGGCGTGGTACGACGTGGATCGGGTTGACATGTGCAGCCTCGGAACGCGGCTGGGCTTGAAAGCGGCCGACGCCGAGTGGGGTGTCTTCGACACCAGCAAGGGCGAGCGGTATCACGTCGACCAGATGGTCCACGTCACTCGGGCGTGTTGGAACTGGGCGAAGGTGAACGAGGAGACCGACACGTTCATCGTCACCATCGAGGACTTCATCCTGCAGATGATGTCGTCAGACCGCGAACTGCTGGCACCGGTTCGGCTGACCGCTCGCTTCCTGGACCGCATGGAGCCTAGCGGGCTGGCCATCTGGACGCGGCATACCGCCAGCGAGGCCAAGCGCACCGTCACCGATGAGCGGCTGCGCATCTGGAATCAGTACGACAAGAGCAGCGGAGACCATGCTCGCGATGCCCAGCGGCACGCGATCCTCGTACTTCGCAAGTATGCAAGCGATCTCGGCTTCCGCAGTTGGGCGGGCGTCGGCCTTTCGAAGAAGGAGAAGTCAGCATGACGGACAGCATCGTTGCCTCCGCCCCTCGCTCACCCGTCCCGCAGGACCTGCTCGGGATCTTGGAGTCGGTGATTGAGGAACGGGATCGGGCGATGGCGAAGTGGGGTGTGCAGTCGCACCCCGACGGAACGGGCGGTGGGGCGGCTGAGATCCTGCGTGATCAACAGCGCGAGCTCGTCGACGAGCAGAACCGCAAGGGGACTAGCAACTGGCGCGACATCCTCATGGAAGAGGTGCGAGAGGCGTTCGCCGAGACGGATCTCGTTGCCCTGGACAAGGAGCTCATGCAGGTGATGCAGGTGTGCTGTGTCTGGCGCGAGCACATCGCCCGACGGATGGCTCATGGGTAGGCCGCGTTCTGCGGGGAGGCGATGGGGCTGGGCGAATGTGCCGCAGCCCCTCGGTCTTTCCGACTTCGACAGAGACACCGAAGCTGAAGAGTCGGTGTCGGCTCCGTCCACTCCCCTCCCTGTGTCAAATAACGGGGCGGGAGAGAGCTCGGATTCTTGGTGGGACGACGACGACTGGGGAGACGACTGATGATCAGCAATTTGACACCGTGGGATCCGGAGAACATTTCGGAAATCGAGCTGGACTGGAAGGAGGGTGTCTTCACCCGCTCGGCGGCGGTACCGGGCGGAGACCCGCGAGTAAACCTTGCTGTCTACCACGAAGCTCGTTGCCTGCTGTGTGAATGGGCTTACAACCCTGACGCTCGGCAGGTACAGGACTGGCCAGGGCATCGGGTGGTGTTCGACCGCTTCGAAACACCGGACGTATGCGAGGTGTGGAACTGGGCGGCTATGCATCGGGCCGAACCTACCCATATCCGAGCTCTATCTGAGTTCCGTAGAAAGAAGAAAAGTATCTAGTCGGCAGCGGCGTCAGAACCACGCTAATTAGTGAATTATCGTGTGTCTCTCTCAAGAAGAGATATGTATATATAGTTCTGTATTTATTTCTTCCCTGGGAAGTTTCTGCCTGTCGGGGATTTGTGGTGGGATTTCGAGGATTGGATGAAGGGCGGATTGAGGTACGCTATTGACGTAGGAGTTATCGTCAGAATCAAGGGGTTCGAGCTAATGGCTACTGAGGACTCGGAGTTCGGTGGGGCTGGTGGCCTGATACAGCCTCCCCCGCACAATCCTTCTCAATCGGCGGCAGAGACGGCGTTCCTGGAGCGGGCTACGGACCCGTTCGACGACACGGTTGGTCCGTCGGACATCCTGGCCGAAGTGCTGGCTGGAACGTACGGTCGTGGGGCTACTCCGGAAGCGGCGATCATTGGTCCGCTGATGCCGGACGTGGCCTTTGTGGGTACGTCTCCGGCGACCGAGGGCTTCAGCTTCGTTGGCGTAGGCAACCAAGATCTTCGGACCGCCCGGCTGAAGGTGAGCGACAATCGGCAGATGCATCCGGCGACGTACGGTCCGGAGAAGGAAATCTCCCCGTCGGTCGCTCCAGTGGTGAACCTGTCCATCGGATCGCTTGCCCCCGGCCACTACTTCTATCAGGTCCTGATGAACGGTCTCCAGGTCACTGATGTTTGGGAGGTAGACGTTGTCTGAGACAACGAGCGAGCAGAAACGGCGTATCCGCCGGATGCGCAAGGTTCGCCGGGGCCAGTGGGTCCGCGACATGACCGACGACGAGTGGGATCTGTACCTGGCCAACTGCGAGCTTACGGGGCAGCCTGTGAAGCCCCGAGAGGGCGGTTCATACGAACTACCGCCCGACAACGTTGTGACGCTCTACAAGGGCGAAGACCGCGTCGGGGTACCGGAGGGCGGCGGTCGGGCCGAAGACGGCGACCACCGTAAGCGGTACCGCATGAAGTACGCGGGGCGGCTCGGCAAGCGTTGGAGCGAGATCATCCAGGCGGTGCAGAACGGCGAGTACAACTGGGATGACTTCGTCTCCAGTCTTACCGCCGAGGAACTGGCTCGTGGCCAACTGATGGACAAGAACGGCAGCTTCAGCGGCAGACCACCGCACTTCGTGCCGAAGGCGTTCCACGACGCCTGCATCCGCGAACTCCTTGCCCGAGGCAAGATTCTCTATAAGGAGAACTACGTCCAGGCCATCCAGGCGATGACGGAGATCGCGAAGTCCACCACAGCCAAGGAGAGCGACCGCATCAAGGCGGCTCAGTTCGTCATCGAACGGCTGGAAGGCAAGGTGCCCGAGCGTCTCGAGATCGGTGCGGCCGACCCCTGGCAGCAGATCATCGCTGGCATCGTAGCCGAAGTCGAAGACGACCAGATCGCCAGTGCTCAGCAGTACCTGAGCCGAATGGACCCAGGGGCCTCAGGCAACGACTAGTAAGCTACTGCACACAAGGAGGGCACCATGACTACAGAAGAGATGCTGGCCCAGGCCCAGCGGCAGGACCTCAACAGACAGCGCCAGATCGAAGCCCAGCAGATGTCGATCAATCGGTTGCTGGAGGCAAGGGAAAGTGAGGTTGACGACGCAACTGTGATCCAGGACCTCACCATCGCCCTGACCGACGAGCGCAAGCAGGTCCTCGACCTACAGGCCAAGATCGATGCCGTCGGCAACATCGTGTCGTCTTGGGACGACGAGGCCCGCGATCGGCTTGTGGAGGTCCTGGGTCGTGGCTGACGACATGGATCTCCCCGGCATGTGGACACACGCCGACCTCTCCGGCGGTTGGGCCGACAGCGAGAACGTTGCCCCTGGCAACGAGAAGCCGGTACCAGTCGAGGTCAAGATGGTCGTCTGGGTGAAGCGGCAGGGCTGGGAGGCCGAGTACGGCGGCGTCAACGACCTCACTGCCAACTACAACTTCGAAGAGGCTGTCCAGGATTGGTTCGTCGACGAGGTAGAGACGATCCGCGATCAGGGCGAGTGGCCAAACGTGACGGAGGTAACGCAGTGAAGGCAACGGACTGGACCAAGGACGACGAGCTCATCGCCCAGGCACACAACTCAACGGAGCGCGGTCGCGAGTGTTGGTCGGTGCTCGTGGCCAACTGGCAGGGCAAGCGGGGTGCCGTGAAGTGTGTTGCCAAGGGCAACCATGACACCCACAAGGCGGCCAACGACGAGACGTGGTTCAAGGACGCGTCGGGCTGCTGGACATACCAAGGCACCGAGCTCTCCGACATCAACACCAAGGGAGCGGAGGGACCCGTTGTCGAAGGCAACTAAGGCCAGCCGCGTCAACTGGCCTCCGGCGGACAAGGGTCGGAAGCCAGCCCCTCGCCCCACTAGCGTCAAAGTGGGCTTCTACGAGCTCGCCATCCGGTGGATCCCCGACGGTAAGTGGGTCGTTCCCAACGGCAACGATCCGGGCCTCCAGGGTTCGTTTGACGCCAACGACGGATGCATCCGCATGCGCGTGCAGGAAGGCATTCACGATCAGCTACTGCGGGAGACGCTGTGGCACGAGATCCTTCATGCCTGCTGGTGGCACATGGGCCTCGTGAACCATCCCGTTGCCCCGGACAACCAAGAAGAAGAGATCATCCTCCGCATCACGCACGCCAGTCTTCAAGTTCTGCAGGACAACCCCGAGGTCCTAGCCTACCTGTCGGCGGGGCTGTACCCGGAGAAGCATCGTGGCTAAGAGCAACGAAGTGGTCTACATCAACGTCTCCGGCGTCGACGACGAGCCGCTGTGGGTGGACGTCGACGAGATCGCGGCCATCGGCGTACGCGGGGCCAATGACACCGCGATCGTGCTGAAGAGCGGTACGACGATCATTGCCAAGGACAAGCATCCGAACGAGGTCATCGGGGAGGTGATGGCCAGTGCCGATCCAGAAGGCTGACGACACGATCGCGTTCGTTGCCACGAGCATCGTTCGCTCCGCCGCCCGCCTGTCCTCCTGCCGCAGGAGGCAAGTGGGTGCGGCCATCTTTCAACTCGACGGCAAACTCGTTGCCACTGGCTACAATCGAGAGACGGACTTCCCGAATGGCACACCTCGTTCGTGTCTGGAAGGGGACTGCCCTCGTGGGATGGCTCCCTACGATGCCGTTCCGGCAGACTCTCCGTACAGCGATTGCGTCGCTATCCATGCTGAGATGATGGCCCTGCAGAAGGCGGAGTTGCTTACGGCAACGGTCGGGCCGGTTGACCTTATGATGGTCGTTACGCACAAGCCGTGTCACGAATGCGCACCCGTCCTCGAGCATCTCGGAATGGACGTGTACTACCTGGAGGAGATGTGAAGCAGAAGCCCGAGGTCAAGACAGGCACCAACCGAGGGCGACGCGTCTACTGGGTCTTCTGCCCTCGTTGCGGCAACGGCAAGGAGCACGTCTCGAAGGTGGCCGCTGGCAACGAGCTCAAAGCGCATACGTGCGATGGGTAAGACACTTGCCATCAGCAAGGAAGCTCTCTGGCCTCACTTGAACTACCGCCCGCATCAGGGCCAGGTACCCATCCACCGCTCCCGAACGCGCAACAGGGTGAATGCGGCTGGCCGCCGCTTCGGGAAGTCTCAGGTCGGTGGGCACGAGCTAGTGCCCGAAGCGTTCCGAGCTCAGATGAACAAGAACCTGTTGAAGGAACTGGGCATCCGCATGGAGTTCTGGATCGTCGGCCCGAACTACACAGACGCGGAGAAGGAGTTCCGGGTCTTCTACAACGACTGCCGTCGCTTGAAGATGCCGTTCGACCGCCCTGGCACGTACAACGACAGTCGCTCCGGCAACATGCAGGTTTCGCTATGGGAAGGGTCGTTCCTGCTTCAGGCGAAGTCTGCCGCCCACCCCGAAAGCCTTGTGGGTGAAGGGCTTCACGGTGTCGTGATGGCGGAAGCGGCCAAGCAGAAGGAGAGTGTCTGGACCAAGTACGTGCGGCCGACGCTCTCCGACTTCAAGGGCTGGTCCCTCTGGAACTCAACACCAGAAGGGAAGAACCACTTCTACGATCGGTGGATGGAGGGGCAGGACCCCCATAACCCCGACTGGGAATCGTGGCGGAACCCCAGCTGGATGAACAACTACGTCTTCCGGGGCGGGGCCAGCGAGGCAGGGCTGGCGGCTCTGAAGGACCCCACCAAGAAGCTGAGCCGGGAGGCGATCCTTGCCTTAGGCATCGATGAGGAGATTGTCTCCATGTACTACGACCTCGGCGAGCTCATGTTCGCCCAGGAAGTGGAATGCAGCTTCTCCGAGTACACCGGGCGGGTCTACTACGATTACGACGAGGAGCTCCACGTCAAGACGCTGGAGTACAACCCCTCTCGACCGTTGCACATAGCAACGGACTACGGCTTCACGAACCCGAACGTTGCGCTGTTCATCCAGACGGACGTGTTCGATAACGTCTACGTCCTCGGCGAGTACTATCAGACCCACCGCACCGAAGACGAGTTCGCCCAGGACATCCTTGACGATCCGAAGCTGGGGCCGATGGCTCGGGCGGCGAAGAACCTGTACCCCGACCCCGAGGACCCTGGCGCGTCAGCCACCCTCGCGAACAAGTGGAAAGTAACCCCACAAGGGAATACGGGCGGTCTCATCAAGGATCGCATCAACCTGATCCGTCGCTGGATGAAGGTGCAGAACCCGCATCTGCCCTTCGGTCACCCCGACCGCCAGCCGAAGCTCTTCATCGACCGCTCGTGTAAGCATCTGATGTACGAGATGGATGCCTACCGCTACCCGGAGAAGGCCAGCGAGATCAAGGGTGCTCCCGAGAACCCCATGAAGAAAGACGACCATGCTCCGGAGGCCCTGAGTCGGTTCTTCGGCGGCTACTATGGCGTCAGTTCACTTACCGGAAGAAGGCCTCGTCAGCGGCGAGCCAAGGTCAACGGATAGGAGCCGCGAATGGCCACCGGAGTCTACACCCCGTACAGCACCGTCTCGCCGTACTTCGGAGTTCTTCCTTCCTGGGTCTCCCCCGAGCATCAGGAGCGGATCGCCAGCTATCAGGCGTACGAGGAGATCTACTGGAACGTCCCCGAGTCGTTCAAGCTCGTTCTGAGAGGCACCGAAAACAAGCCGATCTACGTGCCCTCCGGCAAGATCATCGTCGAGACGGCGAACCGCTTCGTCGGCAAGAAGCTCAAGTGGCGGCCCGATCCGTTGCTCGGGACAACGAGTGATCAGCAGAACATGATGCTGGCCTTCAACGACCTGTTCACCCGGGAGGCGTTCGCCAGCAAGTACAACTCGAACAAGCGCTTCGGCCTCATCCGTGGCGATTGGGTGTTCCACATCACCGGCGACGACACCAAGCCACAGGGCACCCGCATCTCCTTGCATGCCGTCGATCCGGCGTCGTACTTCCCCGTCCCCGAGGATCTCGTCATCAAGGGCGGCAGCCCGAACCGCACCGGCAAGGTTCACCTCGCCGAGCAGTTCATCGACACGAACGGCACGTACGGGGCCAAGGGCAAGACGTTCGTCCGACGGCAGACGTACGAGAAGCTGGAGAACGGTCTCATCCAGAGCTCCACCCTGATCGCCGACACGGACAAGTGGTTCGACGACGCCAAGGCGGGCACCCTCTACGAGGTGAAGCCGTTCACGCTGGACCCCCGCATCACTCAGATCCCGGTGTTCCACATCCGCAACTTCGACGAGCCGGGGAACCCCTTTGGCTCAAGCGAGTTGCGCGGTCTCGAGCGCATCATGGCGGGCATCAACCAAGGCGTCTCCGACACCGACATCTCCCTGGCTCTGGAGGGGCTGGGCGTCTACACCACCAGCGGCGGCGGTCCCGTTGATGACGAAGGCAACGACGTCGACTGGATCATCGGCCCTGGCCGCGTCATCGAGAACGTGACGGACTTCAAGCGGGTGAACGGCGTCTCCAACGTCAAGCCAGCCTACGATCATGTCAACGCTCTCATGGGTTTCCTGAAGGAGGCCAGCGGTACCCCGGATGCAGCGGTCGGCAAGATCGACGTCCAGGTAGCCGAAAGCGGCGTGGCCCTGGCGTTGGAGCTCGCCCCGATCATCAGCAAGGCAGGGGAGAAGGACCAACTGATCATCGACACGTTGGCCCAGATGGCGTTCAACCTGTCCACGATGTGGTTCCCCGTCTACGAAGGGATGGACTTCGGAGATGCGCGGCTCGTACCGGTCATCAACGAGGCGGACAAGCTGCCGATCAACCGGGCGGCGGTCCTGGCGGAGGTGACCACGATGATGATGACTGACCCTCCGTTGCTCTCAGCAACTACCGGGCGGGAGATCCTGTCGACAGAGCTCGGAATCCCCTTTGCTTCCGACGAGTTGACTCGGATCATTCAGGAACAGGCAGCCCTTTTGGAGGCCGCCCCCGCTTCTGCCTCCTCCGCAGACCCCCAGGGCGACAGGCTAGCGAGCGAAGATGGCAGCGCCGACACCGCTGAGTAGATACGTCCGCGTCCAGCGCACGGTTGACAAGGAGCTCGCGGCGGTTCTGCGGGACGCGGCCGATGAGGCGGAGCGAATGATCCTTGCCCTGGGCAAGCGAAAGGACGCTGGCGCGGTCATTCGGCGGTCTCAACTGTCGGCAACGCTCAAGCAACTGCGCAAATTGCAGTCCGAGCTCTGGGGTTCCGTCACGAAGGCGACGGAAATGGGAATGCTCCGAGCCGCTGAGGCTGCTGCGGACGCGGAAATCGCCATCAATCGCGTCTTGTTCGAGGCAGCCGGGGTAATTCACGGAGATTTCGACGCGGCGATGCGCATTCAAGCCCAGGAAGGCGTCGCAAACGTCATTGCTCGGGGTGCGAACGGGATTCCGCTGTCATCGCAGGTGTACCGCAGCCAGGCTCTTTCGCGGAAGCTGGTGGACAAGGCCATCAATCGCGCTCTCCTGCTGGGTTTCTCGGCAAAGGAGCTCGCGGCAACGGTCAAGGGCCTCATCAACCCCAACGTCGCAGGCGGTGTCTCGTACGCCAGCATGCGCCTAGCCCGTACGGAGATCAACAATGCCTTCCACCGAAGCCAGATCGACCTCAGGCAAGGCGATCCGTGGACAACAGGGTTCCGCTGGCACCTGTCCGGAAGCCATCCTCGCCCTGACGAGTGCAACGACTACGCGGATCGTTCTCATTTTAGGGGAGGCGATCCGGGCGTATTCAAGACTGGAGATGTACCGGGAAAGCCGCACCCGCAATGCCTCTGCTGGCTCGAAACGGTGACAATGGACACCGAAGATTTCATTAACGCGATGGCTTCTGGTCGGTTCGATTCCTTCATGGATTCAAAGATCGAAACGTACGGAGTTTAGCGTTCTTTCCTCACGCTGATTCGTGTGTAGAATGTCTTCCAAGCAGACCAACTAACTAGGAGGATCTCGTGAGTCGGCGGCTCGGCGAATCCGCAGTGCGAGAACTGGAAGCGCGTGGGCTGGGAAGGTTCACGACTCCTCTCGGTTACAGGAAGGACGGTTCGCCGTTCTACCTCATCGGTGGTGCATCTCCCGACGACCCCAGCAACGACGAAGGCGGTACCGGCGGTACCGGTGACGGCGGGACTGGTGGTGGCTCTGAGGGCCAAGGCGGAGAAGGTGGTACCGGCAGTGGTTCTGATGCCGGAGGCAACGGAGGCGAAACGGTCTCCAAGTCGGAACTCGACAAGGTTCTGGAGCGGATGAAGGCAGCGGACCGCCGTGCGGCTGCCGCCGAAGCCAAGGCGAAGGAGCTTGAAGAGAAGGACCTCAGCGAGCAGGAGAAGGTCGCGAAGCGGCTCCCCGAGCTCGAGCAGCAGGTGAACGAGTTGTCCGAGGAGAACAAGGGGCTGAAGGCAAAGGTCGCCTTCCTCGAGAGCTCGACGCACTCCTGGCACGACCCCGAAGCTGCCCTGAAGCTGGTGGACCTCAGTGAGGTCTACGCCGAGGACGGCAGCATCGACAAGAAGGCCCTGAAGAAGGCGATGGACGATCTCGCGAAGGACAAGGCGTTCCTCGTGAAGTCGTCTGCCGACAACGGTCAGGGCGGTGGAAAGGGTGCCCAGGGCAACCAAGGCGGCACCGGCTCCAGCGGAACACCTGCGGGCAGCGGCACCAACAGCGGGAGCAACAACGGTCTCGATGAAGCCGCCCTCCGCAAGAAGTACCCCGCTCTCAACTGAGAGCAGGCCCTCAGAGCTTACAAAGGAAGGAGACCACCGTGGCTCGTTACGACAAGTACGACCCTATCGACGGCGGTTTCCGCGCACCCCTTGCGGCTGACTGGCTGGAGGCGGACCTCAACAAGGTCTTCGCCGTCGGCCTGGACGCGAACGGCAAGGTTGTCAAGGGTGCCGGGAACAGCGGCGTGAAGGGCGTTCTCGTTCTGTCGAAGGTCATCAAGGCGGACAAGATCGTGGACGTCATGACCGACGGCGAGGTCGTCGAGATGGACGTCAACCACGCGGGCATCGTCGCCGGTACGAGCTACTACGGCTCGGCCGCTGGTGCGCTGACCACCGTCAACACCGACAAGCCCATCGGACACACCGTCGAGGCCACGCGCCTCGTCGTGCGAGTGGGGAGCTGAATCATGAGCAACCTCACTCTCCCGAAGCTGTACTTCCCGACCACTCACGAGTTCGGTTCTGTTGCCTCCGGCCACAAGAACCTTCTCCGTGACGCCCGGCTGCGCAAGCAACTCGGCATCGTCACCGCGATCGCTGGTGGTGACCGAGGCTACAACACCGAGGGCGACGTCATCACCCAGACGGTGGATGGCGTTCAACTCAACAACATCTGGGCTGAGTTCCAGCAGACGCTGGCCATCCAGAACAGCCAGCGCAACACCCTCGTCTCGTTCCTGACCTACAACGTCAACGAGCCGATCGTCACCGTCCCGCAGTTCGGCGGCGGTGAGGACTTCGAGATCGCGTCGGAGTTCGGTGTGCCGAAGTCGGTTCGGCCGACCTCCTCGTACTTCCAGATGGGCTTCGACTTCGAGTGGTACGACGTCGCGACCCGCTTCACCTGGAAGTTCCTCGCGGAGGCGACGGCGGCTCAGGTGGAGGCTGTGCACCAGTCGGTTCTCGAAGCGGACAACCGCCTTGTCTTCAACGAGATCATGCGGACGCTGTTCCGCAACACCAACCGCGAAGTCGACATCCAGAACCGGGCGTACAACGTCTACGCCTTCTACAACGCGGACGGAACGGTACCCCCGACCTACCGCACGAACACGTTCGACGGCACGCACAACCACTACCTGACGAGTGGTGCGGCTACGGTCACCTCCGGCGACCTCGACGACGTGTTCAACCACCTGGAGCACCACGGATACTCCCGCCAGAACGGTGCGGAGATCGTCCTCATGGTGAACCGGGCCGAGGGTGACGTCATCCGAACCTTCCGCACTTCCCTCACGGGCGGTACGGCGAAGTTCGACTTCATCCCGGCAACCAACACGGCAACCTTCCTCCTCCCGAACACCTTCATCACCAGCACCGTCGACGGCGGTCGCCCGTCGAACTCGCTGCGTGGCATGACGGTCATCGGCTCGTACGGCGACATGCTCATCGTGCAGGAGGACTACATCCCGGCTGGGTACATGGTCGCGTTCGCCACTGGTGGTCAGGAGTCTCTGACCAACCCGATCGGCATCCGCGAGCACGCTCGGCAGGAGCTTCGTGGCCTGCGCATCGTCAAGGGTCGCGAGCCGGACTACCCGCTGCAGGACTCGTACTACCAGCGAGGCTTCGGCACCGGCATCCGGCAGCGTGGAGCGGGTGTGGTGATGCAGATCACCGCGAACGCCAGCTACACGATCCCGGCTCAGTACGCCTGAGTCACCGGCTGAGTGAGGGGTCGGCTCTAACAAGGGTCGGCCCCTCGCTTCCGAGAAAACCGTTACAGAGAAGGGAGAAGACCATGAGTCGCGAGATCGACTTGGACAAGCCGCTGTCGGCGGATGACCGTCAGTATCTGCTCGACCGCTGGGACACCACCCGACTCCGCCGGAACATGGAAAACCTCGGAGTGGACCCGTCGGTGGCCTTCCGTGCGCAGAACATGAGCCACGAGGAGTACGAGTCGCACATCAGCAAGGCGAGCGGCGGCGACACCAGCACTCCGACCGAGCAGCCTCCGGCGGTACCGGGCGGCAGTGCCGACCCCCAGCCAGCCAGCACGAGCGGTGTGCAGGCGGCTCGGGCGGAAGGGGCTTCGGGCAACGAAGTTCCGGTGCGCTCCTTCGCCGATGAGTCGCTGGCGGAGAAGTCGTACGACGAGTGGACCAACGAGCAGCTTCGGGCCGAGATCACCAAGCGCAACGAGATGCGCGTCGATGACCCCGACTACGAAGGCGAAGATCCGATGGTCACTACCGGCAACAAGGGCGAGCTCGTAGCCCGCCTTCGCGAGGACGACGAGGCCGACGCGCCGGAGTAGTCCCCCGTCTGGTGGGTGGAGGCCTCCAGATGGCCTGCCCGGTCTCCACCCACCTACCCCGAGGAAGGTAGCTCATGGCAACTACTGCGGAGATCGCCTACGTTCGCGAGCTCATCAACGAGGCGGACGACACAAACGGCTGGACCGACGACCGCATCGGCACCTTCATCGACAACAGCCGCAACGCAGACGGCACCATCAATCTCAAGCTTCCGGCCTCCGACATCTGGGGTGTGAAGGCAACCACCTTCAGCCAGATGGTCGACGTGGCCGAGTCCGGTTCCAGCCGTAAGATGAGCGACCTCCTCAAGAACGCTCTCCTGCTCCAGAAGTCGCTGCGGGAGGGCGATGATGGGCTGCCGGACGTAGTTGATCCTCTCGCGAATCGGCCTAGAACAAGGGCGATCACGCGGCCATGACCGAGACCGACATCCTGCGGGCACAGACCAAGGCGTTCATCGACGCGGATGCCAAGGCGATAACGCTTGCCCGTCGCAACAAAGTGTCGAACGGCTCCGGCGGCTACGACGTCACGTACGTTCCGCTGATGACGCCTCAGACACTTCGGCTGATTCCCCAGCATGGCAACATGTCTCCGCTCCGAGAGACGCTGGATGGCGAGGCTGTGCAGCCCGACTACATCCTCCTCGGCGAGTGGAACGCAGACATCTCTCGATGGGACACCTTCACGGACAACGGTCGCCGCTACATCGTGCTCTTCGTGCATGAGAAGGCGACCTACGAGAAGAAGGGCGAGGTCAAATACCTCGGGGAGGCGTAAATGCCTCCGAAAGGGAAGCGTCCGAAGCTCCGCAACAGCGGCGGCAACGCGCAAGGAGCGAAGCAGTTCGCGCGGCTGACAATGGAGACGGACACGCTGACGCCAACCCTGCAAGCCCTGCCGGGGATCATCGACAAGATCGCCGCTACGACCATGCGGTACTACGAGCCGAAGCTCGAGAACTACGCGAAGCTCAACGCTCCTTGGAAAGACCGGACTTCTAACGCTCGAAACGGGCTGGCGGCAAGGAGTGGTCGGGACTCCAAGACGCACTACATCGTGCTGTTCCATCAGGTGCCGTACGGCATCTGGCTCGAGACGCGGTGGTCTGCGAAGTACGCCATCATCATGCCGACGATCGATCACTTCGGTCCCGAGGTCATGGACACCTTTCAGAAGATTCTCGACCGACGGTTCCCTGGGGCAACGACATGAGAAAAGCCATCTTCAACCTGCTCACTACGGACCCCACCCTGTCTGGCCTGCTCCCCGCAGAGAAATGGTACGAACGCGGGGCGGTCCCTGATACCCCCACCACCCCGTTTGCCGTTCTGGCGTGGCAAGGCGTAACAGCGGTCGGCAAAGGGCAGCGCATGCCCCGGCTGACACTGTGGGTGTACCAAGCCAGGGGCAGTTACACGACCATCGACCGAGTGTTGTCAAGGGCAACAGAAGTCCTCGAGGCGGTGGAGCAGTATCAGTTCGGAGACGAGTATATCACGCAGGTGGATTTCGAAGGGTCGTCTGTCGATCTATTCGACGACATCTATCGAGCCAACGCTCGAAACGCGGGATACCGCGTGATCGGTTCCGGACTGTAGAATTCTCCCAAACGGAAGGAGGGTAGAACATGCCGAAGACAACCACGAACGCCGACACCGTCGAGGGTACGGAAGCCGTTGCCGACAGCAACGACTCCGGCGGCTCCAAGCTCATCGCTGAGTGGGTGGGTAGCGACCGCTCCCCGCGCATCAAGGGCCAGTCGGCTCGGGAACTGAGCAAGAAGGATGTGAAGGATGGCCTCGTGATGGACATCACGAAGAACCTTCGCTGGGGTCCCGAGACCAACTACCGCGTCGACGTCACCGAGCAGCCGGAGCCGTTCCAGAACTGGCTTCGGGAGCAGGCGGAGTTCAAGGTCACGGAGGAGTAGGGTGCACGAGCTACGCTGTCCGAACGGCATCAAGTTTGCAAATCTCGATGAGAACTTCATTGAGGTTGTTTGCCGTTCGCAACGGTGTGGCAAGAGGCCCGGCGTCATCGTGATCCATCGTTTCTCCCACGAAGGTGAGTTACTCCGAACAATGAAGTTCCGCGATCCAGCAGTTAGAGAGGAGGAAACGAGATGACTTCACTTCCCTACGGTCTTCGGGATGTCAAGATCGCTCCGTTGGACCCGGACGGTACTCCGGGCACGATGGTCGACCTTCCCAACAGCCAGACGATGTCGTTCTCGGAGAAGGAGGACTACCAAGAGCTCCGGGGTGACGACAAGGTCGTTGCCAAGCGGGGTTCTGGCGCGACTGTCGACTGGGAGCTCGACAGTGGTGGTATCTCTCTCGAGGCCTACGTCATCATGAACGGCGGCACCCTGACTACGTCTGGGGTCACCCCGAACGTGGTCAAGAAGTACACCAAGAAGTCCACCGATCCCCGGCCCGATTTCTGGGCGGAGGGGCAGGCCATGAGCGAGTCCGGCGGAGACTTCCACATGACGCTCGAACGCTGCAAGGCGGACGGCGGCATCGAAGGCGAGCTCAACGACGGCGAGTTCTGGGTGACGCAGGCTAGCGGCACCGCGATCGGCTCGGTTGTCGACGACGACCTGTACTCGTTCACTGACAACGAGACGTCGACGGCGATCATCCAGCCGACGTAGTAGTTGTCCGAGGCAAGGAAAGAGAGGACCACACGGATGGCAGCCTCAACCAGCAAGGCGAAGAAGAAGAGCGGCAACCCTGCCAAGCGGCCGACGTCTGCGGCGGGGTGGAAGCGGCAGCAGGGAGAGGAACTGGAGCTCCCCTCGGGCAACGTGGCTCTCGTCAAGAGGCCTGGCCCGCAAGCCCTTCTCAGCGAAGGCATCCTGCCGGACACCCTCATGCCGATCGTGCAGCAGGCGATCAGCAAGGGCAAGGGTCTCCGGCCCACCGACATGAACGCCATGCTCGAGGACCCGAAGGCTCTCGCGGAGATGCTGGACGCGATGGACCGCCTTCTGGTGAAGGTGGTCGTCGAGCCGAAGGTTGCCTACCACAAGCGTCAGGTGCCTCCGCCCGAGGGTCAGACCGTTGCCCTCGACAACCTTCCGTGGGAGACCATCTCGGAGGACGAGCGGGACACCGAGGAGAACGTCTACACCGACGAGATCGATCTCGAGGACAAGATGTTCATCTTCAACTACGCGGTCGGAGGTACCCGCGACCTCGAGCGATTTCGTAGCGAACACGAAGCTCGTCTGGGAGACATTTCAGATGGCTCGGGAAATGAGGATCCGACCGAGTGACTTGGTTGGTCTTGACGTAGACGACCTGACGCGGTACTGCTTCGACAGGGCCATCAATGCCTTCGGGGATGCGCTCCTCGCAGAACTGAAAAACATCGAAGCAAAGACCAAGAAGGAAGCCGAAAGCAAGACCAAGAAGATCCTCGCGAAGTGGTTGCCGGAGGCAAGGCGGGCAGGCCAACCCTCTAGGAGACGGTGATGGCAGGGGACTACAATCTCGGCACAGCCCGAGGGAAGCTCGAGATTGACGCCTCGGGTGCTGAAACCGGTGCCAAGAAGGGCGAGAAAGCCGTTGAAGGCTTTACCGGCAAGCTGACCAAGGCTGGCCCTGGCCTCGTCAAGGTCGGGGCTGCGGTCGGCGGCGTAGGGGCGGCCATCGGTGCCGCATTCGTCGGTGCCGTCAACGAAGCCGCTGGCTTCGAGAAGCAGATGTCCGCGATCCAGGCGGTCTCCGGGGCAACCGTCCCGGAGATGGATGCCGTTAGAAAGAAGGCTCTCCAGCTAGGAGCGGACACCGCCTTCTCGGCCGGTGAAGCTGGCTCCGCCATGGAGGAGCTCATCAAGGCAGGCATTCCGATCCCGGATGTCTTGAACGGTGCTGCCGACGCCACCGTCGCCCTCGCCGCCGCAGGAGAGGTCGCCCTCCCGGAAGCTGCCGCCATCGCATCGAACGCGATGAATCAGTTCTCCCTGTCGGCACAGCAGATGCCGAAGATCGCGGACCTGATCGCGGGTGCCGCGAACGCCTCTGCCATTGACGTAACGGACTTCGGGCACTCGCTGTCGCAGGTTGGTGCGGTGGCTAATCTCGTCGGTCTGTCTTTCGAAGACACGGCGGTTGCCATCGCCGAGATGGGCAACGCAGGCATCAAGGGCAGCGACGCGGGTACGTCGTTGAAGACGATGCTCAGCAACCTCCAGCCCACCACCGACAAGGCCCTGGCCACGATGCAGGAGCTCGGCATCGTCACCAAGGACGGGGCCAATCAGTTCTTCGATGCAACCGGCAAGTTGAAGCCCCTGAAGGACATTCAGGACATCCTTGCCAAGAGCACCGCTGGGTTGACGCAAGCCCAGAAGCAGGTCGCCCTCCAGACCATCTTCGGGTCGGACGCGATCCGGGCGGCGGCTGTCCTCACGAAGGACGGTGCCAAGGGCTACGACGACATGGCCAAGTCGATCCACGGCGTGACGGCCGAACAGGTGGCGGCGGCTCGGCAGAACAACTTCCAGGGTGACCTCGAGAAGCTCAAGGGATCCCTTTCTACAGTGGCGATCCAGGTCGGCACCATCCTCCTCCCCGCCCTCCGCAAGCTCACGCAGGCCCTCAACGACGTCGTCAATTGGTTCTCGAATCTGTCCGAGGGGCAGAAGAAGACCATCATCACCATCGTCGGCATCATCGGTGTGGTGCTCACGGTGGTCGGAGCGTTCATCGCCTTCGCTGGTGCGATTGGGATTGTGCTCGGTGCCCTGGCACCCCTGGCGGCGGTTATCGGGATCGGTGTCGGTGCCCTGCTGGGCTGGATCGCCGTGATTGCTCTGGTGATCGTGGCGGTTGTGGTGCTCGCCGTCCTCATCATCAAGAATTGGGACAAGATCAAGGCGTTCACCGTCAAGGTGTGGAACGCGATTGTCGCCTTTCTGAAGGGCGTCTGGTCCGGGATAGCTGGGTTCTTCTCCAGCGTCGGTTCGTCGATCGCAGGCTTCTTCAGTGGCCTCTGGAACGGCATCAAGTCGGTCGCGATGACGGTCTGGAATGCCATCGCAGGGTTCTTTACCGCGATCTTCAACGTCATCAAGGGCATCGTGATGGCGTTCATTGGTGTCATCACTTCGATCATCACTACCGGCCTCAACATCATCAAGGGGATCTGGCAGGCGATCTGGGGTGTGTTCGGTGGTCTGATCACCGCTGTCTTCAACCTGATCGTTGCGGTGATCACCCTGGCCATGAAGCTGATCCTGTTCGCGATCTCCTTTGTGGTGAAGCAGATCATTGCGATCGTGATGGCCTGGGTCAACCTGATCCGCACCGTCGTCTCCGCTGCCTGGAACTTCATCTCCGGCGTCACCTCAAAGGTCTGGAATGCGGTAGCGGGGTTCATCACTGGAGCGGTCAACCGGATCAAGGCCATCGTTACAACGGTCTTCAACGCAGTGAAGGCGTTCGTTACAACGATCTTCAATGCAGTGGCGGGGTTCGTTAGTTCCATCTGGAACAGCATCTACTCGCGAGTGGCTGGTCCGGTTGGCCGCATCAAAGACTTCATCGTCAACACCTTCAACTCGGCGAAGAACCTTGCTGTGTCGGCGTTCTCGAGCATGGCCTCGGCCATCGGCTCTTGGATTCAGACCGCCTACAACAAGGTCTCTGGTGTTGTCAGCAAGATCAAGGACATCTTCGCCGGGGCGAGCAAGTGGTTGATCAACGCAGGCAAGGACATCATTCAGGGCCTGATCGACGGTATCACGTCGATGATCAACAAAGTCACGGGCAAGCTGAAGGAACTGACCGACAAGATCCCGGACTGGAAGGGACCAGAGGAGCGAGACAAGAAGCTGCTCCGCCCAGCCGGTGCTCTCATCATGGAGGGCTTCAACGACGCACTGGCTGAGGGCGTCGCAGACGTTCGTAGAACGCTTACTGGCGTAACGGGTGCCCTACCCACTTTTGTCCCCGTCTTCGCCGACGCAGTCGGTAATGCGGGCGGATCTACCACGCTGGGGGCACCCACTCCGGCACCAACCGCCGCCGGACCGACGATAGTTGTCAACAGCTACAATCCTGTCGGTAAGACGGACGCGGAAACCCTCAGTGATGAGGTAACTCGCCTTGCTACGTTGGGAGTTCTGTGATGGTCAACACGAGTAAGTGGCCTGTAACGGTAGACGGGGTCCGTCTCGACACGTTGGCCTGGAACATCTCCACGAGGAACGGTCGGGATCTGGCTCCGGCCATCGCTGGAGAGGACATCGACACCGGGATGCGGGACGGCGTCATCCCTGTTTACAACAAGAAATACGGACCTGGCCGCCTCGTACTGAGCATGTGGGTAGGAGGGACCGATGCAGACGGAGCCGTTCCCGTCGGCAACGATGATTATCTCAAGTACACCCAGAATCTCGACGCTCTGAAGCGGATGTTCGGGGTGCAGCATCGCCTTCTCGACGTGCGCCTCCAAACAGACGTTGCCGGAAGCAACATTCGGCAGGCTCTTTGCCGCCTCGGAGCCGCCATCACGCCGGAGATGCACTCCGCTTACCCGTATACGGCCGAGTTCACGGTGGAGCTCATCGTTCCAGGGGCCTTCTTGCAGGATGTTGCCGACAGCAACTACGACTCGAACGTCGGTATCGCTGCAAACACCGACATCACCCTCCCTAGCCCCTGGCCCGCAGCAACCGCCCCGATGCGAGACCTCTACTTGGTGGTGGATGGGCCAGCCACGAACCCGAAGATCATCGACAATCGGAACGGGCATTACATCCAGTACAACGGGACCGTTGCCTCTGGCTCTCAATGGGTGGTGAACACCAGCCTGTGGACCAGCAAGGTCGGGATCGGAATCGCTTTCACACAAGGCGGAACGGATGTGTACCCGCAGACGGTGTTCGCTGGCGGTCATGCACCCGCTATGTTTGGCATCACGGCCGATCCGCTCGGTCCGCAAGTGCGCATTGAAGGCTCGGCGTTCGGAGCAGGAACGCGGCTCCGTATCCGAGGGAAACTCAAGTACCTGTAAGGAGAAGAGATGCCCAGCGGATACCCAGCGGCGATCGACAACTTCACCAACCCTACCGGGGTCGACAATCTCTCGGACGCTCCGGTCCTCCACCACAGCCAGCACACCAACGTCAACGACGCGGTCAAGGCGATCGAGACGGAGCTTGGTGTCAATCCGAAGGGCACTGCCGCTTCGGTGGTGGCTCGCCTGAATGCGATCGACACCGCCCTCAGCACCAAGATGGCCGCGTCGGCGTTCCATCAGCCGTTCGGCGTTGCCACGTTGGACTCTGGGTCGATGCTCGTCGAGAACGTGGACGCTAGCAAGATCACTGCTGGCACCATCAACGTCGCCCGCATCCCGAACCTGTCCGGCGCGAAGATCCTGGGCACTGGCTCCGGCGGGGCAGCCATTCCGCTCGACGCGGTGCCGAACCTGCCCGCCAGCAAGACGACCTCCGGAACGTTCGGGACGACTCAGATCCCGAGCCTGGACGCCAGCAAGATCACCACTGGCATCTTCGACCCAGCCCGTATTCCTACGTCGATTTCGGCGAACGCGAACAGCCGGGAGGTCGCCGACGTAGCGGCCATGAACGCCATCCCAGCCGGGGAGCGTGTCGACGGTCTGATCGTGACGGTCCGCACTCCGTGGACCCAGTACACCTATCGAGCCGACAACGGAACATTCGTTCAATCTGGTGGCCCGGGATTCATCTCCGAAGGCCCAATTCAGACGGACGACCAGACCGACTATCTCAACCTCGCGATGACGACGTTCAACGCAGGTGTCAACTGCGGGTTCACCTTCAAGGCACCGCAGTCCGGCAAGATCAAGGTCACGGTTACCGCACATATGTCGACGGACTCGACCGGATACTGCTATCTGGCCTGGGAGTTGCGCTCCGGCAACGTGCTCGGCTCCGGTACCGTCATTCACGCGGCGAACACGGAAGACGGTGTTGGCACTGGTGGAGCGGCCAACATTCGCATAAGGGGTTCTGCCGCGACGCTGGTTCCCGAAGTGCTGACGGCGGGGAACGACTACAACATCCGATGCATGTACCTCGTCACGTCCGGAACGTTTGACGTGTTCTCCAGGCAGATTCTCGTGGAGATGATGCACTGATGACAACCGCTTACGACGCTCCGATTCCGTACGACAGTGTCATCGCCTACGACGGCGGCACGTCGGTCGTCACGAGTGAACAACTCCCCACCTGGCAACTAGAGGTAGAGAACCCCTTCACCGGCGAGAAGTCTCCGTTGCCGGAGGCAAACATCGATCAGATGAGCTTCGAGAGCTCGGCGGTGTCGGCGATCTCGTTCGCGGTGGCCAACACCAGCGTCGGAGCCAGCCTGTGCGGGGATCTGGCGATCGTAAGCCTCAAGGCGAACGGGCAGGACGTCAAGGACGGGCGATGGCTTCTGCGGGGCCAGGGATGGGATGCGGGGCGGACTGCTCAGGTCAAGAAGTTCACCGGCCGAAGCCTGCTCTGGGATCGCCTGGAGCACACCGTCGTCCAGCCCGGAACTCGCAAGCTCTACACGACGAAGACGCCGGGGTACATCCTCAACGATCTGTTCGCCGAGGCCCAGCTACGCGACGTCGGCTTCTTCGACACGTTCACGTGGACGTTCGACCAAGGCAAGGACAGCAACGGCAACGCTTGGCCTGTCACGCTGGGGTCCATCGAGTACTTGCCTTCGGCAAAGTATTCGGACATCGTGAGCAACCTTGTCGACAAGGGCGTCATCGAGATCTCCCTTATGGGCAACGAGATCCGGGCGACCGTTCCGAACACCGATGGGGTTGTCACTCCCGCCCTGTTGGTTGTCGGCGAGGACGTGACCGATGCACCCCAGCAGAGCTCGGCGGACAATCTGGTCTCCGACGTAGTGGTCCTCGGAGACGACGGGGTAGCCGTTGTCCGAAGCAATACGGAGACGCGGGCGACGTACTGGCGCGAGGAGGCCGGTATCAGCCAGGGAGGCACGAAGGATGAGGGTACGCTCTCGATCTTCGGAGATGTTGCCCTGAGCACCGGAAATGCCCCGAGAATTCAGCGAACGTATGCACTGGTGGTCACCCAGGAGCGCACGTTCTTGCCGCTCCGGGACTACGCCGTAACCGACTGGGTGCGGGTGCAGCATGGCGACGGCACGCCAGCCCTCAGCGTCCGTGTCAAGCAGATCGTACTCAAGCAGGACCCGACGGGATGGTCGGGAACCCTTGTTCTGAACGACAAATTCCTCGAGAACGAACTGCGGCTGACTAAGAAGGTTGACGGCATCATCGGCGGGGCCACCATCACCGGTTCGGCTCAGACGTCCACCCCGGATGATCTCAAGGACACCGGCATCCCGAACAAGCCCTCGGGGCTGACGCTGGCCTTCAACACGTACGTCGACAACGGCGGTCAGACCAAGAACACGTTGATCGGTAGCTGGAACGCCGTTACCACGAACACCGACGGTTCTGTTGCCAACGACATCGATCAGTACCTCTTTCAGTGGAAGTACTCGAACGAGGCCGACAACACCGTCAAGAGCGTCTGGACGTCAAACACGTTCGCTTCGGTCAGCCCGCTCGATCCTGGTCGCTCGGTTACGGCATGGGTGTCGGTCTACGATCAGAATCGCAACTGGAGCGGCTACAGCGCCAGCGTCAGCGGTGACAGCGCACTCGACACCACCCCGCCGCCTGCTCCGTCAGGTCCCTTGCTGCTAAGCCTTCTCCGGACGCTCGTTGTGGAGTGGAACGGGCTGACGGCAGCAGGAGGACAGATGCCCGCCGACCTTCATCACGTGGAGGTCTACACCAGCCAGATCAATAACTTCGACGTCTACATGGACGGCGACCTACGCGGCACCCTTTCGGCTCCGGGCCAGTTGACGTTCTCCATGTACGCAGACTCCGTGGGATCGACCGTCTACGTGAAGATGGTTGCCGTAGACAACAGCGGCAATCGGAGCGTTGCGAGCTCCCAGAACTTCACGACGGTCAACGGTGTCTCTGGGGCGGACATCAACGCCAACAGCATCACCACGAACAACATCGCCGCCGGAGCGATCACCAGCCAGTTGATCAACGCAGGTGCGATCAACGCGGACAAGATCTCCCTGGGTCAGACGGTCAACCTCGTGCAGGACCCCAGCTTCAATAACTCCGACTGGCGGGCGAAGCGGCTCACTACCGCTTGGTCCGACAAGCCCTCTCGCTGGTTCTTCAACAACTGGAGCGGCATTTCTCGGAACGGGTACTACCTCCAGGCCCTGTCTACACCAGACGGGATCAACGGCGGTCGCATGTATATCTGCGACTGGATCTACGTGCAGCTAGGCGAGAGCTACTACGCCGGGATCTACTTGCGCAACGGGGAGTTCACCCCGAACGCGGAAGCCACCGCACGGCTCGGCGTGGAGGTCACCAAGGCCGACGGCACGATCCTCAGCGACGGCATCAGCTACGTCCCGACGGGCACCTGGACCAAGCAGGGCTACCGCTTCACCATCATCGATCAAAGCTGGGTGAAGCTGCGGTTCT